TAGTCTTTTTTCTTCAATTGACATATTATTTAATTTTACTTAGTTTCTTTTCTATATCTGCCTTTGTTACCTCAAGAAATTGCTTATCAAAAACAACATTGTAAGGTAATTCACGAATCAAATCATATTTTAATATATCTCCTTTTGCTAAATTATCTAACGTGTTCATTAATCCAAACTGATCTAACTTATTTATTCCGGCTTGCAACAACTTAACATCAGGATCGCTTCTCAAATATGTACTTTCCAATTCACGAATTGTTTTCATTTCATCGATCATCCAAAGAATAAAAGACATAGCTTTATCAACTTCTATTTTCTGAACATCTGCTAAGAACACGAATTGTTTTCTGTCATGAAGCATTAAATAAAACAATTGTTCGAAATCGTTCTTAGAAAATAAATCAGGCAATGTTTCTTTTAGCAATCCGAACTTTGTGTAAATCAAACTTTCAAAATCAAAATTACATAAAATTTGGCTACGTTTGCCATTCTTTATCAGAAAGTTGAAATCTTCTTGGCTTATGGATGATAGTTTTTGGTTTAGCATAGTTTGTTTTTAATCAATAACGCCCCCACCAGAACGTTTTACTTTTGGTTTAAGTGTCTCTTCTTCTTCAATATATCTAATCGGGTCAATACAATGATTCCAACTATCAATCGGAACGTTTAAAGAATTTCCTTTTCTGTCTTTTGCCCAAATATATTTACCAAGTTCTTCAATCAAATGAATGCTTCTACGGGTTACATAAAACTTTTCATATCCTTGAATGTTTTGAACTCCAAAAGAAATACTATCTTTTCCTTTTTCAGCTCCTTTAATTGTAACGCCATGGTTTCCGATTTCAGTAATAGATTTAGGTTCTGCGCTGTCTGCTACTACTTTTCTTTTAAATGATTTTAGTTCCTTGGCAATGGCGGAATTAACTAATCCTTTTTCATATAATGCTTCATCGTAAACTGGGAAACCATTGTAAGTATATTTATCTATTATTGTTGTTGGATCATTTGTATACCCGAAATCCACACCTGATTTAATATATTTCGCTTCTTCAGGGATTGACTCTATAATTTCCCAATTCGTAAACACAACACCTTCTAAAGATCCAACTTTACCAAGTCCGTAAACTTTCCATTTATTCGCCCAATATTTATTTTTAATATTGGATTCTTTAAATAAATCATCTTCGGATAAATTAGTATTATTAAAACCTTTTTGTTTATAATCTAAAATAGATTTAATCTCGCTTTTAGATAAGTATTCGTTATCTTCAAATGTAAGCCTTATAAAATTGTTTTCGTTAATATAATCATCCCCCCAAAATAAAGCATCTGGATTGTAATCTATGATTGTTAATCCGGCACGAGATATAAATTGAACAGCCGTGTCAATATCCATTTTATCAGCCTCATTGATGTAAAGAATATCTCTACGAAATCCCTTACCTACGTCATTTACATCAGCTCCTAAGAAATCTAAATAACTGCCGTTTTCATATTCATGTTTGCTTTCTGATTTATTAAAATCGGCTTCATCTTGAATAACATTCCAATCACGGCAAATCTTTTTATAGTCACGAATAACCGTGCGTTTCATTTTGGATAATTCAGAAGATAAAACTGTTGCTTCTTTTTCTGAATTTAAAAGTGATTGTATTACTAACTCTAAAATAGAAACCGTTTTACTCGCTCCTTGACCTCCACAAACAACAAAAACATCTTCATTAGGATTAGACATGATTAAATCTAAAATCTTGAAGTATGCTTTGGTATATTTAAATTTATTTTCGGTTTCCAATGTCTGGCATTTGAGGAATATTTAAACTTCCTTTTACTTCGGTTTCTTTTTTATCAACCAACCCATTTAAACGAGCCGTTAAGTTCTGGCTGTATATCATTGTCATTCCCCCTATTACCTGATCGTTTTTAATTTCTGCCAATATACGTGATGAGATAGGGAGATAATCTTTGTAGCTTTCTATTTTTCCCTCGAAATAATCTGTTAAATCAGGGTAAGAAACATCTGTATGTTCACAAACAAAACACTCAAAACCAACCATAGTTAATGGCTTCTCTTTTTCTCTATAAACCTCGTCAGCATCTTTGCCTACCCAATCTTTTACAATTATAGGTTTTGACTTAACATCTTGTTTATACTTTAAAAACAGTTGCCACATTTCCTCAGGAGATTCTATGTATTTATTTTTTCCCATTAATTATTGATAATACTTCTGCTAACTGATATTTTTCAAATGATAATATTTCTATTGCTCTTTCTTCTGAACATTCAAATTCTTGGTTTTTGAATCTTTTTACTTCGGCTCTGGTATCGTGAAAATTAGCCAAAACTTTTAATGTTACTATTTTCATGATTCAAGTAAATTTATCCAGTGATCTTCTTTTCCTAATTCTTCAAATTCAGGAACAACCGGAATATTATTTAATATTTCATTGAAGTTTATTCCTTGCATATCGAACGGAACAATATAACCGTTAACACCGTGCTTAATTTGTTCGTTCCCACTTGCAAAAGGTGTTATGATACATGGTGTCTTAACTTGCATTGCCTCGTAAACTGAATAAGCGAAACCCTCTGTGTCTGATAGCTGTACTAAATAATCAGCTTTATTAATTTCTTTAAACGGCTCTCTTGTAATCCCTTTGAAAGTTACATTAGGGCAATTTTTAAACCATGAAACAATTTGCTTAGCAAAACTATGCGTTGTGTTTCCATAAACATTCCAAATATACGGTATTTTTTTTGAATCTAACTGCTGTGCTAATTGGAGCATTCTTTTAAATCCTTTTTCACCTGACAATCTACTCATAGTAACTAAATGCAAAACATCGTTTTTAATCTTAGTTTCTAATTCAATTGAGTTATCTAGTAGATTGTAAATTATAGCGTCGCATTTGTACGGCGTTACTTCTTCAAAAGCTTGTTTTACTATTTCGCCAACACAAACATGATGTGTTGTTTTTTCATGCTTAATATATTTAAAATTCCAATTTGCAATAACGTGCCTAAAATCAGCATGACAAACTTGAACTATTTTTTCAGCTTCTATGTTGTTGTATGGAGAATAACCCCAAGCGGTTGAATTGACAAAGTAATTAAATCGGTATTGTTTTGAGTGATCAATTTTAATTACATCAATATATTCGGAAATTTCAAATAGTAATTGTGGTTTTTCTACCCAGTCAAATAATAGAGTTATTTTACAATGCTTTGACATTCGTTTGCAAAAATTTTCAACGAACCGCTCGACTCCGCCTATTGAATTATAGTTACTTATATAAATACCTAAAGTCTTTCTCATCCCCCAAAATTACAAAACCCGAATCAATAAAACAAATAAACCGATATTATTAGTATCGGTTGTTTAAATTGGCAATGCCATTTTTGACAACATGTTAGTACTTACATGGCAATATATTTCGGTCGTTTTTACATTGGCATGTCCTAAATGCTTCTGAATATATCTTAAGTCAGTTCCCGCTTCTAACAATGCAGTAGCGTTTGAATGCCGAAGCAAGTGCATGTGATATTCTTTTCCAATATATTTTTTTACCAATTGGTTGCAACTGGTTTCACTATACTGATTCGAAAATTGACCATTAAACAAATACTCTTTTGGTTGGTATTCCATGAAGTATTTTTCCAATAATGGAATTAATGATATATCTAACATAACTTGACGGTCTTTATTCCCTTTTCCTGCAATCACATTAATTATCATTCGGCTTCTATCAATATGTGACCATTTTAGATTTATCAATTCAGAAACTCGTAACCCACAAGAATAAAGCAAAGCCAAAATCACTTTATGTTTTAAATTTTCGCAAACTGTAAACATTTTTTGAACTTCTTCTTGTGATAAAACAATAGGCAACTTCTTTTCACTTTTTGGATATGGAATTTTTGCAATCTTATTAGGCATTCCAATCGTAATTTTATAAAACGAAGTAATTGCACACATTCTATGTTTTCTTGAATTAATACTTTGTGCCTGTAATAGCCAAAGTTTAATTTTTTCGTTGTCGATTGATTTTGGCTCAACTTCATTTTTGAAATAATTTAGAAAAGACAATACTTGTGATTTATAATTTGCTTTTGTTGCATCTGAGTTATAAACCAACTGAATATCTATCGAATACTTATCGTGCCATTTTCGAATGTCCATAGTGTGAAGTATTAATTTTGTTAGTGGTTACATATTGAAATTACATATAGTAGTTATAGCTTATGGCTCGATTTCGGTTCTTGATGAAATTTTAGAACTATACCATACATACAATTTATGTTGACTAGGTGTTCCGTCCTTTTTTTCTTTTACAACTTCATACTCGATTTGGCTTGAATAATTTAATTTTACTTTAGAAATAAATCCAAATTCTATTACTCCTTTTTCGCTAGTTACTTTTACTTTTTCTCCTACTTCAAATTCTTTGTTTGAATCGATATATTTTTTTATCAATTCAGTTTCACGATTTCTAAGAATTATTAATTCATCGTTAATTTTTTTCTTTTCTTCAATAAAAAATTCTTTTGTCATAACACGTTTTGTTTTAGTTACCCACCACAAGCTATAACAGCAATTTGTGGTAATTTGGGTATTAGTTATTAATTTATTTTCTGTCTTGTATTTGTAAAATCTGTCTTAACTCCGAAGTTCAGGATTTATTTACCCCAAACTACCACAAGTTGCAGGACGTTATGTGAGATTGTTACATTCATCTTTCAATTGAAATTTATCCTCTAATATTTGAATTAAATTTTCACTCATAAATGGTTCTGTATCTCCTAAATGCAAAATTTCAATTTTTGACAAATACTTTTTGTCTATGTTTTGAACTATCCAATCTGAATGAACAAATTCAGCACAAACAATTCTATCTGCTATATCAAGCATATATTTTTTTAAATGAATACCACCGTGCCTTTCAGATAAGTATTTATTTATTCCCGCACTTCTAAATCTATCTAGTGGATATTTATTTTGAAAGTGAATTTCAGCGGTTCTGCTCCTGTCTCTGTTAGCAGTGCATACGAATAGTATATTCATAATATTTTAGTTTTAATAACCACAACCTCACATAACAGCAATTTGGCAATATGGCAAGATTAGGTTTAATTTATAATCGGTTTTGCATCTGTTTTTATTCGTGAATGCTCGAAGTTTTAGGCTTGTTTATTTGCCACATCGCCAAGTTGCAAAACGTTATAAGGCATTTTAATACCAATCGTTTCCAATACCACAACTATCTACTCTTTCACGTGTTGGCATATAAGTTTGAGTATATGAATCGTAAAAATCGATTCCATCACCATCAAACATTTCGCTTTCGTAATTTGGGTCACAATCTTTAAAATAGTCCTCTCTTGATGAAATTTCTAAATATTCAGCAGTTTTTAATTTATCAAGGTCAATTGGCTGTAAAAATTCAATAATTAATGTTTGACTGTCGGAATGATAATCAGCACAAATATCTTTTGTTACAATCCTATAATCTAAATCAGCAGTTAATCCTTCATAAACAGATTGTATATTTTTCTGCGCTGAATAACTATCTCTGTTTTGCCATTTTGTGTGATGAACAACTGCATCTTTGCAAAGTTCAATTAAATCTTCTCTTGTCATTTTAATTTGTATTTAGTGTTAGAAAAACGCCTTATAACAATTGCTATAAAACAGTTGGTTATTGTAATTAATTTAAACATTTGGACTATCCGAATGTTTGGGTCTTGGTTCGAAGTTTTGGGAATTTCTACCCCAACCGTCTTATAGCAAAAACGTTATGCTTCAGCTTCGTTGGAATGGAAATTAGGAAGTCTTTCTTTTACTTTTAAATATAATTCATCAACCGGAATCATTTTTTTTCCTGAATAGTCTTGACGGCTACAAGCATCGGTCAAAATTTTTGAACTAAAAAAACCAAGTTGGCACGCTCTTAACACAGATAGCATTTTGGCAACATTCCTATCACATATATCGCTATAAAGCACATAAATATCTGTTCCATAAATTCCATTGGTATCTAAACCTAATACAGCTCCTAAACCTCCCATAAAAGCATCAGGATCTATTTTTTCTCCTTTAGCTAATATTTCCATTAAAGCGGTAATTGCTCCTTGATTTCCTTCTGACATTTTTACGATAACATCCATTGTGCTATCTGATAATTGAATTCTTGACATAATTTTTGATTTTTATTATTTATAATTTGTTTTAGTGAGTAAAAAAAGCCGAAGGCATAACAATCGCTACATTTCAGCGTTAGATTTGTGATTAATTTAATTATGGTTTTGCGCTTCAATCGTTTGGCACAACCGAAGCATTATTTTGTGTTTGACCACGCCGAAAGTGTAGCGATGGACGTTATGTCGGATGCGGTTGGAACGGCTAAATAAGTTCAATTTCCGTATCAAAATCATATCCGTTTTCTTCATCTAACCAACAACAATGTGATTGCCACCCTTCTATATTTCCATTCCATTTTACAACCAATCCATCATCGTGAGCGTGTATTTTTACATATACGTCTTTTGGAGCGTTTTCGCCTATAAAGTTAAATCTCGCACCTATTGGAGCATCTTTAAATTTCAT